CCGCCTAAGCTGAACTTGTTTATTAGCTGGTGTTAGTGTTAAACATAGTATTTATAATCTCGCATACTTCAGCTATGTCTGTGGCTTTCATATTGCGAACTACTATCTCTGGCACTTTGCAGAATATCTCTACAATCTTTAATTGTATCGCTGTATCGTGTGTGTCCTCAAGCGTTCCGTCTAACTTTGCAAACTCTTGGTATTGTCCTAAAGTTATCTCGTTAAGGCTTGTAGGTATTCTTAGATTAACTTTCATATTAATATATAAATGATTTTAAATTATTTTAGAGATTATTTTATATCTGATAATTATTTTGTATCTTTGAAGTTCTGATACTTGGTGGTATTAATCGCTAAGGAAACAAACCCTTTAGACTTTAAGTTTTTATGGTTGTCTTAAAAAGGAGAATTAAAAGTGTAACAACTTTTAGATCTCCTTTTTTTTATACACTTTGTCTATATCTGCTATCCATTGCAGAAGTCTTTTAGGGTTGCAACTGCAAGGCTCGTGATATTTGTGGTCGTAATACTTAGAGTGAAGCCTACATAATAGCTTATATTGTTCTTGTGATAGCTTACTCTTAACATCAGCTTTAAAATGCTTCCATTCTTTTTTGTCTATTTCTTCCATAGGTCTATATCTATATCGTTCCACTCTTCCCTACGCTTATCGCATCCGCATCTATCCCCCCATATCTTTTTAACTACCCAACGTATTCCAGTGTAATAAGTAATGTAGTAAACTATATCTCCTAATCTCATAATTGTTTATTTTAATATAACTATCATAGTGTCGTGCATACCAGCTTTGTTTGTTACTCTTTCTCCAAAAGTATTGTAGCCAATAAACTTTACTCTGCCTTTTAAAAATCTAATCTCTTTTTGGTTTGGTAATATATGATCGTGAAAAAGTTGTGTACTTGTAGACACTGGCAATAATAATACACATAGTTTACCCTTTTCACTTTGTTCTATTGCTTTTTTTACAAATTGTTCTTTCAGTTTTCTACTATATGGTGGATTTACAAAATTACTTTTACCCCAGTCAATTTTTAAACCATCCCATTTATTTATATCGTGATTAATTGGGCAAGGATCAAAATCAAAATTAAACTCGCTATCTAATTTATTATATAAATCTTTTGGTGTTTCCCAATTATTACTGTGTTTTAAATTTCTGTTTTTCATATATTGTCTTTTATGTGTTTAAGTGCGTTTCTGTAAGTATTGTAGAGGCTGTAATAACTTATTTTTGTTTCTCTGCTTAGTGATGCTACGGACTTGCCAGAGGCAATAAGCTCAAATACTTTAGCATCGTACCAGTAAAGGTTTGACATAACCTCTCCAACTTTGTCCTCTCGCTCTTGATATTCTTTCTCGTCTATCTCGTTTTCGTCAAACTCTTGTAGTTCTGTTTTAAGTTCTTCTATGTAGGCTTTGAGTTTCCTTGCTTCTTTTTTGTAGATGTTGCAGAAGATTCCTCTAAGGATTTTATACACATAGTAATGGTTGATGTCATCCTTGTAGGTAAAGTCTAAGCCTTTGTTTAAATCTTTGTGAAGCTGTAAGTACATTTCTTGACACACATCTTCTGCTTGGCTTGGGTTGCAGCCAAAAGACTTAACCACTTTAATCCATTCTTTGTGCTTGTCAAAAGCTATNTCTATTATTGTTTTCATTTGTTAGGTTTATTGTACATAATATCTGCCTCTGTTTGGGTTTACTAATTGATAGGCTACNGCNTAGCGCAATCCATCGATTAGGTGGTCAAAGTTTGGGCAAGGGGTTTGCGACTTTTTCTCAAGCCATATATAGTTCTTAAGTTCTTTAATGAGTTCTAAGCTGTTAGGGTCTATAATTAGATNGTAGTCTTGCAGTAGGCTTATACCGAACATTACACTCCCTTGACCTTTAATCGTGGGCAGTATGTTGCACCCTTTACTTTTTAGGNNAGATATCAGTCTTGGCTCNGNGCTGTCAGCTATTATTAAACTATCTCCAGCAAACTTTCTATTGAGCGTTGCTATGTCTGAGGCTGTGAGTTGCTTCTTGTAAAAGCACTCTTGTACATAGATAATCTTGTTGTCTTTGTCTATGCTGGTTTTGACAAGGGTAGTGGGGTCGTTACTAAAACCAAAGTCTTGCCCATAGACTGCTTTAGATACTTCCTTAAACTGTCCAGTTTTCCAGTTAGTAAATACTGCACCTTGCAGTGTTCCCGTCAAACCCTCTCCATAAACTCTGTACCAGTTCTTCCAATACTCGTTGCCTCTGTCTGCTTTAGCTTTGGCTTTTAGTATCTCGCTTATTGCTGCTTGTGGTGCTGCTTCATTGTCTTTGTAGGTTAGTATAAGCCATTCAGCCTCTGGATCGTTTTTAAGCTCTGTATGCGCCCANAACTCAGCAGANGGATTGAAGTCTATGAAGATGTGTTTTAAAGTCCTTACAGCTAAGGAGAGATAGGCGTCAAAGCCACCAGCTATGTTGTTGGCTTCGTTGATGTAGCAGATGTCTCGTCTTGCACCTCTTAGCTTCGCTTCGCTATCGGCACTAAAAAACTCTATTGTTGAACCGTTGTAAAAGGTGTAGGTAAGTAGTGATCTATTAAAGCGTTCTGCATACCACCGCCCAGTAGATTGCATTATCTTTTTAAAGTCTCTTATTGCACCTCTACGCAAGTGGGGGATGCTCTCAGCTACAACAGAGGTTTCTGTCTTGGGGTTCTTTATTGAGTAGTCAATAAGTATGGCTAAGATTCCAAAGGTCTTAGAAGCGGATGTACCGCCTTGTACTACTCTAATCCTCTTCGATAACTTCTGTAACTTCTGTATCGATGTAGTTTTCTGAAACATCTAAGAATAGGGGTTGTTCTATAAATTGCGTTATATCAACAGTTTCTTTCGGCTTACCAAATCGGTAATTAAAAAATAACTGCATTGCTCTGATATCCCCTCCATAGACTAACTCTTTTAAAGTCTCTATGGCTCTGTTTAAATCTATGATGTTATCCAAAGACTCAATTAGTTTCTGTTCTTTATCCTTAGGCTTCCTACCAGCACCCTTTCTTAAACCNCCTCTATTTTCTGTTTTCATCTTTTTGAAAAACTTTGATTAATCAAAACTGTANTAGTATATAAACAGAATTACTTTTTTTTGTCGCTACCCTTATCGATTATAAGTTTCAAGGCTTCAATCTTTACATACATTTGCGCTACTATGTTTTCAAGCCTTAGTATTCTTTGTAGCTGTGTGTGTTTCTTTTTCTTAATCATTACTTTATTAATTAGTAGTAATCGTAGTATATGTCTATTACCTTAGCTTTTTCCTCCTCTGTAAGTTGGTCAGGGGTTTTATTAAATAGTCTAAGTGATATTTTAAAAATTGTTGTGTGTTTGTCCATTATTTAAATTTTATATTTTCATTAGGTAGTGGTATATCTACATTAAAAAACTCTTTGATAAAGTCTCTGCATTGTTTATGAAATACCTCTTGATCATGTGTATTGTTTTCTGTAGTGGACTTAGGAACTTTAATTATTTTATTATCGTCTGTTACAATCTCGTATTGTAAGAAACGCATCTTGTAGAAGTCGTGTGCTTTCTCTCTATCCCAGTGTTCTCCCCACTCGTCTGCTATGGCTTGAATTGTTACTGGAATTATAACTGCCCAGTAGTAGGAGTTCTGGCTTGACGATCTATTTTTTTTCTTTAGTCTTATAACAATCTCTATGACTTTACCCTCAAAGTTTTTAAGAGCTTTAACGATGCTATGGTTTTCGTTTAGCCTTCCATTTCTAACTTTGTTTGTTATGACTACTTGCTTCATAGGTCAAGTTGTTTAGAGAGTATTAAGTAAGAGATAAGGCTGTTTTTATTCCAGCATTTTTTACAGAGTTTGCCGTAGCATTTCTTGTTACACTGTGAGCAGTTATTTTTTGGCTCTTGCTTACTCATTGTCTTTGAATGTTTTATAAAATGCCCATAGAGTGTAACAAATAGCACAGAAGATTAAAAGCTTATCTGATAGTCTCATTTCACAAGTACGAGTTCTGCATCTGGCTCAAGTTCGTCAAGTAGTGCTTCGGTTAGTTTCCACTTTAATCTCCAAAGGGCAGTCTCAAAGCCTTTTACTTCTATGAGTTGTACTGTGCCATCGGCAAGAGTTATCTTAAAATCTATAAAGTAGTTGCAAATCTTTTTATCTTTGACGTATAAGCGGAGGGGATATTGGGGGATGATTTCAGTTATCTCCCCCGCCAATTTACGCAAGTGAAGCTGTTGGGCGTACTCAGCTTCTTTTTTACTGTGGTAGGATCGTCCATTGAAGGTCTGTTTAACAGCCTTGTATTTGTTTCTATTTTGATACTTTTTACTATACAATTTGTTGTTTTGTACAATCAAAAGTAATAAATAGTAAACAATTTAACAAACAATTAGCGTATTTTATCGGTTTTTTTGTTCACTTCATCTGTTATTTTTACAGTATATCCGCTATTTTCTAAAAGTATTTTAGCTTTTTTTATGTCTTGTATACGTTGCCTTGCTCTTTGTATCGCAAATGTTTCGTTATATATTACCATTGTATTTTGTTTTTAGTTATTGTTTATTTTTTGATGTAATGTTTTCTTCTAAGATTGTTGCTGTAATTAAAAGTGTCATCGCTTTTAAGATCGTTGTGCTTCTGCTGTGTCATTCGTGAGGCTTCCTCGTATCGTTCTTCTAAGTAAGCTCTAAAGAACTTGAGTATCTTATCTATGCTTAATCGCTCATAGAACTCTCCATAGACCCCAGAGATAATACGCTTAAACAGTAGGGTAAGGTCTGAGATTTTAAGCATGTAAAACTCCTCTACAATCATTCCAGAGCAGAGCCTTACTTGTTCTTCACTCATAGGCTTGTTAAGGTTTAGTATTCCGTTTAGGTACACCAGCCAAGCCATCATAAAGCTTACTGTAAACTCTTTG